GAGGAGAATCCTTAACATGTAGACGGAAACCACCATTAACTTCAATATCCAGACTACCACCAATGGTCAACTTATAGTCTCCATCGATGCTCTGAATCATCATGCCACCTACATCGAGTGCAAAGTCTTTCTTTGTCTTGATGTCTGTAGCACCAGTAAATTTAATCTCATCACCAACAATAGTATCTTTATGTTCTACTGCTGGTAGTGGTTTTGGTGCGTTTCCTTTTTCCTGACTTGCCTTTTCTTTCTCGTATGCTTCTTGCTCTTTCGAGTTAGTCTTAGTAGAAGTCCATGTAGCACCACTAGGTAGACGTTGGATTCTACCTCTAGCACCAGGAGTTCCATATTCTGCAACAGAAGATCCACTGAGAGCAGTTTCAACCTTTGTTAGGAATGGATCTGCTGCTCGTGTCATTACCTGAATAATGTTTGCTGCAGCAGATAGTCCTCCAGAAGAACCACTGCTACAATCACCTGCTGTTGATTGAGGTGGATTTGTTTGATCACATTTGGTAGCACCTAAAAACGGTACAAATTCCCATTGATCTGCTGCTCCATCAACTGCTCGATCACATTGCGTTAATATCATCCCTAAGATGAGGGAGATAATACTAGTAATAGAACTGATGTCTTGAATTGAGATTTGTTCTAGGTTCTCGAAGAATGCTGTACCCTTAGAGATAATATCTCTAACTGCCTTTGCAATTTGAACTGCACTTTGTACAGCAGTAAGAATCTGCTGCAAAGTATCAATGATACTATTGATAGCACAAATAATATTTTGTACTACGCTATCAAACGCTGTTGCAATAGCAGAAAAGATTTGATCGACTAAATCGCCAATAAAACTTTCAAGATACCCTAAAGGATCCTCAACAATTGCACTAATTTGACTCAAAAATCCAGCATCTGCACTACAGACAAACTGCTGAACTAGTTGAATAATTGCTTGAATTGCAGCGGTTACAATTTGAGGAATACCTGTAAAACCAGCAAGTTTAATTGCTTTGATAGCAGAAGAGATCTGCTGTAGAAATAGTTCCTTAAGTGCTGCCAATGCCTCTGACATAATACCACCGACAAGATTTTTAATGCCGACAGTTAATTTGTCTAGATTTGTAATTGTTCCGTCAATGGTGTCTAAAAGATCACCATTTCCTTGAGGAACAATGTTGGCAAGTTGATGTCCTAACTTTTCAAACTTTGATTTTAATGCTGTGTCATAATTACTTTTAAGTGCATTGGCACCAGCGATGGATGTAGATACTGCTGATGCTGTTGCTGCAGATTGTTGTGGATTGACATCATTAGGAACTGCTTTTGCTGCAGGAGTATCACCTCTCGTTCCAGATTGTGTTGAAGGACCAGGTGCATTTGCAGGTTCTGCAGTGGGTTCTGCACCTGTTGACTTGTTTGCTTCTGCTTCGTTGGTAAATTCACCACCAAAGATAGACTGAATGAGTGTACCATCGCTAGACTGACCAGTCTTTGATGCTCTAACAACACCCATAACAACAGGAGATTGTGCTTCCTGTCCATCAAGGAAGAATCCCATAACCATGGAACCCTGTTGAAGTTGTCCGCTAGCAGATTGACCAGCAGAACCAACACCTGCCTGATTAGTAGGTTGCAGAACAACTGCCCAGGGCAAATCATCATCTGGCATCTCATCTTTGAACTTATCGTTCGTGCCAGTGTAATAACCCATGATACGGACTTTTACACGTCCGAGTTGCATGGGGTCGCGATTATTTACTACTTCGCCAAACCACCAGTAAAACCCGTCTTTCCCTAGAAAGTCGGTACTAGGTTCATTTATAATACCGTCAATAGTCGCTGCCATATTCTAACCGAATACCTACATTTTTATTTATCCGAAATAATGAGTTACTTCTTCTTTTGGTACAGTTCCTCGTACTTCAGCAGATAAGCAGATACGAGGAACTGTGCTTGAAATTGGAAGATGAAGTAGACCTTTTCCAATATAGATTGTATCACCAGCAGTTAAGATTACAGGTGGCATTCTCTCAATAGAATATGCCATCTCTCCTTCCAGACATATAATCAAAACATTACAAGGATCTGTATGTCCACCAATGCCTTCAGATGCTCCTAAAGAACAGAACAACTGAAGGTCGGTAAGATCATATTTAAGATATTTGTTTATCCTCCACCTAAGAGTTATGGGGAAGTCCTCAATGTCAATATAACTTGTTTTGAGAGTTCCACCTTTATACTCATAAACAGGTGAAGGATGCTGATGTGTCTTTATAAGATCTATTGCTTCTTCCCAGAACATTATGCGAAAATCATTTTCTTTGTATAATCATATGCATAATGTTGACGATACCCTTTGATACCCCAACCCAACCAGTAATAAGCAGCAACCATATATTGATCAACTGTCTTACCAGGACCTTCAAATTCAGGAAGATAACGTTGGAATACAGATTCGTTAATCATGTATGCAGTCTGACCCTCAAGAGTGGAGGGATCATAACCATACTTAGTGGCAAACTTGCCAAGATTATTGTAGCGTCCTATTGAGGTCCACTGAATAAGACCATAACCACCGCTATGGCAATCCCTGTAAGAAACTCTAGCCCCTCCCTCGCATATGTTGGGAATGAAGTTGCTTTCCGATTTAATGTTTCCCATGATCGTAGCAAGTGCATTACGATCTGAGATTCTGGTTTTCTCTTGGAGTTGGTCAAGGACGTACTTTTCGTTAGGTGTGCAATCAGGGCACTTCCATTCCTTTTGTACCACTTCAATTGGCGTTGCCTTCTCCTCATTGACACTCACGTCAACAGCAGGAGGATTCTTAATCTCACTGATCGTGGGATAAGCACAAGCAGCAGGAATAGCAGTTGCCAGCAAAGCAGCAGGAAGAAGTTTTTTAAGTTGCATCGAAATAATAGAATTCAACATCCGTCTCAAGGATTAAACCATTAACACGGCACAATGAAGGTGGGCGAAGAGGGGATCGAACCCCCGACAACCTCGGTGTAAACGAGACACTCTACCGCTGAGTTATTCGCCCAAAATGATAAAAGTCTTTGGAACCCCAAACTCTTTTACCGTCAATGAATCCACCATCTCTAGTGATGTACTGATCTCTAGTCAGAGAAAACTCTGATTTAAGAGTAGCACCTCTAGAGATGCAAGAGTTGCCATTGATGTGTCCCTTCCAGACACCATTATATAGGTGGATTATAAAACTGCAGTTTTCGTTGATAGTGCCGTCATCGTTGTGTGTATATGACTTGATGTGGTCATCAAGTTCAACGAAAGATACAATTTTTTGACGATAAGGATCACTTGGTCCTTGGTAGTGATACCAAGACTTCATTTCATACTTACCATCACCAATTGGAAGGTTGTTGGTCAGAATCCAAGCATATTTAGTTGGATTGCTCATTGCCTGCTTCTTATTGGACCATTTGCCCACGAAGCAACGCAAGAACTCGTTCATCATAACAGATCATCCTATGCTTGTCAATTGTCGTGGACCTTACACTCCAGCGCAGATGGGTTCTGATCGCAATACAGTTCCAGAGGACTGGGATCGTGGTGGTCGCCTGCTTCGATCTCTGCCTTGTGGTGCTCCACATACTCTTCTAGATCGTGCAATTCTTCTTCAATATGACGACGCTGTTGGGGAGAAGTCGTAGGATCTTGAAGGATGTCCTTATCCTTCTCAATATGTGCCTCGATATTTTCCATAGTGCCTCGTAAAGGTTGTAGTAGTTATTTATGGTTTTGGTTTAACATCACCCAGGGAATCTTTCACAATTGTCAATTCTGTTGATAGTGTGTTGGACTGACCGTATTTGTGTCTGATACCAGCGATAATATAGCGTCCACTGTAGGTCCTGTCAACCTCGATACGGTCGCTGCGTCCCTCTTTGCTCATAGAACGTGGAATCTCTACTTCAATCGAGTCTCCTGCCATCAGTGTCAAGTTCCCAGGAACCTTAATATCTAGTTTGATAGCACTGAAACTATTCTTTCTGCAATAATTGTAGATTGCAGTCTGTTCCCAACGTGATGCTAGATTAGAACCCCCCTCATCCTTGTCCCACAAGTGAACCTGATTAGGACGATACCTAATCCTCCTAATACTTTGAAAGATGTCTTTCAACTCTTCATCAGTTGCACGATAAGGATTCTCTGTACCTATATGATTCATCAGTCCCCATTGACCATGGAGTGTGAATTCACTACCACCATAAGGAATATCTTTTTTAACTTCAGATCCTTGCTGGGTCTTCATCTTAGACTCTTCTAAGAAGTCCAAAGATACGCCAACAAAAACACCAGCGTATGTACCATTTCTCAAATGTTTTAGAGAATCAAAAGTGTTTGGATATGAAATTGATTCAATTGAATATAGATCATCTACATCAGAACCATCACCCGTGTTTTTCATCTTATATGAATAATTTGGCACATCGCTCTCATTTAGTGCATCTTCAATCATCTTATCAAACGACGTGAAGTGAAATCCTTCTCTATTCTCATAGAAAATAAATCCACCTTGCTGTTTATTTTTAGATCGAACTGCTTTGTTTCCCAACCAGTTAATAACTTCAAATGGTCTCCAATTAGGAATCACACATTGTACATTGTCTAGGGTATCTTCAATCGATAATTTTTTATCTGTCTCAATAATATCCTTAAGGAGTATTTTTACAATCTTTGCTGCCGTTTTATCCTTGAATGATCCGAAGACGTTTTTAGTCTCATTAATCATAAACTCTTTACTTACACATTCCAAAATGTAAGTCTCTTTCTTTTCCATTCGGATTCTAGATCCAATACGATAGATTCTACCAGTAAAAGTAAATGATTTATCATCAGTTGTCTTTGCTGCCAACGTGATCTTTACAATCTCATTGCCTCTCAAATTATCAATAAGTTGAATAGAATCATTGATAACAATAGACATGCGAATGCATGGAAAATCAATCGTTTCTTTGATATTAATCTCTGTAATGAGTGGCATGAAGTCTGGAAACTCCTTACCATTAGCAGCTTTGATTCTGTTCCCCTGTGCGTCCAGAATCAGTGCTTCTTGTATTTGTACAGATGATGACATAGTTATGCACTCTGGAGAATGGAAGTTGAGGGTGCCAAGGATTCAATGTCGGTATCTGTGCTTTTCCCTGGCAGAATAATAGGTTGTGCAGGTGCTTTACCACCTGCAGCAGGAGTATTTCCACCTGCTGCTAATTTTGCTGCTGAATTTGCTGCTGCTGTCTTTGTCTTATTTAGTTCCTCAGTGGCAGCATTTTCCTTTGCAGTCTCAGTCTTTTCAGATGTTTCTGTAAGACTTTCAGTAGGAGGACTATTCAACTTAACGATAGCATCAGCAACCTTCTGGAATGCTGATGTTGGATCTTTGGGATCTTCGCTTTCGACTTCGCCACTACCAGATCCACTGCTTGAAGATGAATCTGCTACGAAATCATCGCCCGCCTTAGATCCCATGATGGAAGATCTACTAATCTCCTTTCCACCAATACCAGCACCATATTCTCTCTTCATTGCAGAGAAGTGCATGGCATCCTTAAACTTCTTACCCCATCCAAGACCATACTTTTTACCTAGTGCCTCTACATTGCCTGGCAAGTCCGTATTGTATGTACCAAAAGGACCGTTTGTATCTGGGTTGATGTCAATCGCAGCACCATAAGGGTGCGAGAACATGGGTCCTTTGCCGTCAGCATTTTTCTGTTCGTCTGGTCTATATCCACCAATTGCTCTAATTTTATATCCCGTTGATTCAAGATCATTAACAAATCCTTGGAATCTTGGTGCCAATGCTTTTGCAACTTCAAAAGACTTACCACTCTTAGTAGTAAGAGTCACCAAAGGAATCCCTGCTGCCCAAGAACTTCCAGGACCATCAGGAACAACTCTACCACCTGCTGATCTCTTCTTGGTTCCTGCTTGACCTCTCTTTTTACCTTGAGATTTACTTTCTCTACTAGCATTTAGAGCACCACCTACTGAGAATCCAGGCAGTCCATATCCACCTGTCCTTGCTTCTCTCAATCTACTTCCAGTTAGATTGGGATTATTTTTTGTTGCTGGAGTATTGAAAGGAACAACAAAAGCAGATGATGCCACTCCACCTGCTGCTCTTTTGAATCCTACCCATTCTGTTCCATGACCAATAAAGGCAGTTGACCCACCACCATCTAGAGATACTGGATAACCAGACATAGGACCAGAGATCCAACCACCAGATGCAGCAGATTGACCCTTCTCAGCACCCTCAATTAGTTTTGCTTTGTTTGCAATATCATCTTCAGTGATATACTTCAACGCCAATCCCTTTTGGGGAGCATTATTTACAAAGTATGCTCTTACTTGATTGAATGCTGCTTGTTTAAGTGCCTTATTTTTATTTTGGGCAAGATCATACGGTCTTGCAAAGGGATTTAGATTAAATCCATCCCAAACTTCATATTGTCCATTAGTAGCATTGATTATAACTTTATAATCCTTGTCCTTCCATCTAAATATAACTTCTCCGCCTTTCCTGTCTTCTGCCGCCGCACTATAATCAGCAGTATTTTGTGATTCTTGACCTGCTGCTACATTTGCAGATCCATTATTTTTCTTTACATCTTCACTTCCAGCACCCTGATCACCTGCTGCCTTAGCAGATGGAGAAGACTGATCAATAGAATCACTTGGTGTTCCTGGTGTTGTTGAAGAGGATGCAGGTCCAAATCCAGATCCAGATGATGAACCACCAATCTTATTTCCAATAACCTGAGCAGCAACGTTCAAGTCAGTGAGTAAACCAAGGACAGTTGTATCGCCCATGGAGGTAAATTTCTTACCTTTAACTCTAACTTTTTTACCCTTACCGAATAATTTGCTTAGACCAGCACCAGCACCACCAACAACTTTCTTTGCTCCACCTGCAATCTTTCTAAGACCACCCATGATCTTACCTTGGACACCCTTGACCAAGTTTGGAGGTAGATTAAATGCGTTAGCAATAGGTGCAACAATGTTTGTCAGGAAAGGTGTTACTGCCTTCCCAACAGGTCCCATTGAACTAACAACAGAACTGATACTTCCAAGAACACCAGCACCAATTGCTTTGAATGGAACAATATACATCTTGGCGAGATCAGTCGCCTTTTTCATGTCAGGTTTACGAACACCTGCTAGTCCACCTATGGCATTTTTGGCACCGCCAAACAATCCACCAAGTGCAGATAATGGTCTTATGCCTGCTCGTTTTCTATTTTGTTCATTGTTTGCAGGTATTTGAGTCAGAGGTATTCTTGCCTCAGGTCCCTTCTCACCGACAACAGCATCGGTTGGTTTTGAGAATATCCCACCAAGGAAGTTTCTAGGTACTGATGCAGGTGCCTGATTATCATCTCCTGCAGATGCAGCAGGAGTCATCGATGATGCTGGTTGTGCAGGGGCAGTAGAAGATGGAGCAGCAGGAGCAGCAGGAGCAGGAGCAGGAGTAGCGGGTGCTTCGGATTCACCACCACCCTCCATCATTTTATTAACTGCAAATGTGGTGCCAGCAGTCACTGCGACATTGGTCAGTAGACCTTTCCAACCACCACCGCCACGGCGACCACCTCCAGGGACTGAACCAGCAGCATTAGCAGCAGCATTCTGTGCTACTGCGGCAGTCATCTTCGCTTTACTTCGGAAGAGACTTGACCATAATGTAGTTACAAACCATCTGATCCCATTGACGATCAGCATTGGTTTCTTTAGGAATACAAATCCTAATAGTAGAGAACCAAATCCTGTTAAGAACGTACCAAATCCTTTTAATCGATCCCAGAATGATTTGTTCTCGTCGAACATATCGACAAGACCTTCAATCGTCTTGAAGAGATTTTCGGTCAAGAAAGTCCATAACCACTTAAGGACTTTCATCACACCATTGACAATATTTGCTAACTTCTTCCCGTTTTCGGGATTTGCCATCCAGCGTAGTAATGCCTGTCCTACAAATGCCTTCAGTAGAAACTTACCAAGACTTGCAAGACTAGAAAAGAAGTCTGGTACTACAGCAGCAGCGAACCCAGCAAAAGCAGCAGCAAATCCTTTACCTTTCTTCTCTCTTGTATTAGGAAGACGATCTTCTTTCCATTGTGCTTCTGCTCTCTTTTGAGCAGCATTCTTTGCTTTGATATTGTCGTTCATGGTCTTCGCCATGTCATTAGCGACAATAATGGCACTATTTAAGGTCGCACCAATCCTATTAATAGACGTAGTAAAAGCAACTAAAGATGACGAAACCGCTTTGGATTCTGGATCCTTGGCACCAGTTTTAATAGCACTAACAGATACCATCTTGTATAGTGCTGGTTTTGTTGGTTTTTTAGGTTCTTTAACTGCCATTTATTAAATGCCTGTCGTAATTGGTTGTCTTGCCCTAACCACAGTTGGAGGTGCTGCACTTCCTCCATTATTTATTGATGTAGTTGCTACTGGGACTGGAACTGGAACTACTCCAGATTTATTCTTTTTACTTTCCTTTGCTGCTGCTACTGAACTAGATGATGCTGACATTGCAGAACCAGAAGAAGATGCTTCTGCTGTTGGACTAACTTTTGCTGGGGGTGCTGATGCTGCTGGTGGTGGTGCTTTAGTATCTGTTGCCTTAACTTCTTTAGTAGTTTCTTTGACATTGCTAACTTGAGGAGGACCACCTGCCAATTTAGCAATCGCCTCTGCAATCTTTGCAGTGACACTTTGTAGGGTTTCTTTGGGATCTTCCTGTTCACTATCACTACTACTATCTGACGAATCATCAGTATCTAGATCATCAACTTTACCTGCACCTTTGCCAAGCAAGTTGATAACCATCTTCTTGGGATTCAACTCTTTATATTTTTCCCAAAACTCTTTATCTGCTGCAGACCCTGCACTTCCACCTACATCAATACCAATACAACCAGCAGTGCCATTGTTTCCAATATCATTGTGGAACATCAATCCACTTCTTGACCCCAGTGATCCACTAGCGTTTCCAATATAAACAGACCAATCACCAAGACCAGGCATAATATATCCATGATACTCACCACCAAGTAATGAATATGTACCGTCTGGGTGTGGAGACATTTTTTTATGATGACGATCCTTTTGACTGGTCCCCTTCATTCGTTCTTGACCAGACCTCGCCTTATAGGACTTACCAAATTTAGATCCATCCTTATACATTGTAAGGGTTCCTGCCCACCCAGAACCATCACCCTCGACTTTAATTACACCACCTGCTGCTCTGCCAACAGATTGACGAATCTTACCCATCTGCTTTTTACGGTCTTCAATGGCAGACATACTCTTCTGGAATATCTGAGATCCATTCAACTCACCACCTTTTGCCATCTTTTCAAGAATTCCCTTCGCATAAGAAATTCTAGGTTCATCATGATGAACACCTGCTCTCTCCCAGTTTGCTCTAAACCAAACAGCAGAACCAGCAACATCTGTAGACTTCTTAAAGGATTCAGGTAGTTTTTCTACCGTCTTCATTTCCTTGATAGCAAACTTTAAGTTATCTTCATTTGTTGGAGTTTTATTGTAATCTCCACCATAACTGTCGATAAATTTGTCATAACGATCTCCAGGAGCAGAATTAGTCCATTGTGCCCACCCATATCCTTTACCAACTGTTCCTTTTGGCCATGGTTTTGAATTTCTACCATATGGTCCACCTTCACGAATACCAGGGATAAATCCTCCAGATTCATGAGCAAAGTTTCCTGCAATCGCTGCTGCTGCTTCCTTGGTTAGACCAAGATTGGACATGAACTTCTTAGCAATAGCAGCACCTTTATCAGTTACACTTCCAGTTGCTGCCTCAATGCCAGAGGTATCAATAGATCCACCATCATCTCCACCACCGCCTGATCTACCACCTGATCCGCCTTTAATTTTTTTCTTACTAATTCCAACAAAAGTTTCTCGCAATAATGCTAGTTGACCTCTGAGGGTTTTTGGATTGGGATCACCAGTCTTTCCAATAAATTTCTCTACATTACTAGAGTCTCCCTCATCTTCTTTTCCACCAGTACCTTTAACATTGCTACTAACAGTTCCAAAACTTTCTCCAGGTTGTGCATCAGCAACTGCACCTACGTCTGTAGAAAGTTTCGCTAGTTCAGGAGCAATTGCTTTCCTGACCATGCCTCCAACTGGTCCCATTGCCTTGAGAGCACCACCAACTGCGGATGCGATCTCTGCCTTTCCATCTGGTACTTGACCTCCTTCACCCTGCCCTAGTTGAGATAAAGGAACAACTGCTTCTGGACCACGCTCACCAATAACTGCTCGGGTAGGTCTCTCAACAATACCACCTGTTGCCATCTTGGGATCTTTGTCCGCATCATCTGTTCCTTCTGGAGGATTATCAGGATCACCAGCAAGCATCCTGCCATCATTCATCACAGGGTCTTTTATTGTACCCAATGGAGTTGATCTTGCTAGAAGTCTGGCAAGTTGTCTACCAATAAACTCACCTGCCATACCACCAGCAGCACCAGCAATGAATCCAGGAAGACCACCAAACGGAGCACCTAGAGCAAAACCACCTGCATATCCAAGTAGACCACCCATGGCACCTAGGAATGCATTAACAAATGGAGTTCCACCAACACCATATTCTAGAAGTGCCGTGATAACAGCAATAACCTTGTCGATACCACCAATCTTGGCACCCTTCTGTACTTGCTTTAGATAATCAAGAGTTTTCAGTGCCTGCTTTGATTTCAGAGCATCTTTGATTAGTTGAGCAAATGCTTTTGGATTTTTAACTGCCTCATACAATCTCTTGACGAGATCATTACTTTTGATGGCACCCTCGACCTTACCCTTGACCATCTGGGTCACCATCTCCCTCAATGCTTTGGGATCTGATGCTAATTTTCCTATCTTGGCAATCTTATCTTTGGATGCATTAATAAAGTTTCCTGCTTGACCCCAGATTTTCTTCCCTTGGTCTAGAAACGCTTGACCTAGAAGTTGAGCATTTGATATTACTGATTTAGTGCCAGCAGCAAGAGTATCAAGTTGTGCTAATGCAGTCTTCTTTATATTGCCACCAACAGTGCCAGCAGTGCTCCTGACTGACTTAAGAATATTATCTTTACCAGTACCTAGAAAATTGGTAAATCGAGTAAAACCAGATCTTGCTGCTTTTAGATTATCAGTAATACCTGATCTTGCCGCCTTTACTTTATCTCCAAGACCTTTTCTTAAATCTTTTACTCTATCTCTGATAGATTTTCCTTTTGCTGCGTCGGTAGCATCTCCAACAGTATCTACAGCATCTCTTGCACTATCAGCAGCAGCACGCGCATCTGCTTTATTTTGCTGATTAATTAATTTTGTAGATAGACCAACAATATCAATAATAAGGGCAAAGGGATTGAGCATATAACCCAATGCCTTCAATCCAACAATACCCAATAGCAATGTTCCTAGACCACCTAGGACTTCTCCAAATCTAGCAAGTCCTTGCTTAGAACCATCTCCAAAGATGCCACTAAGACCATCCATGAACAATCCAATGGATGTCTGTGCAATACCAAAGACAAATCCAAAATAAGTCTGTAATGCACCAACAATTTTTCCAATTCTTTCGCCATTTTTAGGATCTGAGACCCATCTAAGAACACCCTGAACTAGGATAGTCTTTATGGCAAACTCAGCAATTCCCTTAAATGGTCCGAGAAGTCTTTCTAACCAAGTAAGTTCTTTCTTTGCCTTTTTCTTTACATCTTTACCATCGCCTGCCTTTTCAATATCTTTCTTACTGTAAGATTCTGTTGCCTGCTCTGATGCCTGGTCTTTTTTGAACTGTTTCTTCTTACGTTCAAAATTGTCCTGCAATTTCTGCAGTCCAAGTTCCGCCTTGTTAGCGTCTCTTAGGTTCTCAAAAACTTTACCCAAACTATAAACAGAGGCACCAATCCTATTGAGACCTAGTAATGTCTTTCTAGATCCCTTGGTGAAAGTTTCTGTATCTAGTTGGGACTTTCCCCCCTTCTTTGCACTAACAGTTTGGAGTTTAAGACCCTTAGTCTTAACCATTGAAGATCTAATCCCACCTGAAGGGTTCTTCATGACCTTAATCAGGTTGGGATTTATGAACTTATATGATTTGACTTTTGGTGCCATTAGAGACTCTGCCTACCGCTTGCTTTCTTCTGTTGATCCTTGTATCTTTCTTCTTCCTTCTTCAGGTGTCCAATCAACTTATCAACATAATATTCTTTTTCCCAAGGAACCATATCTTGTAAATCAGAATATGACCACTTATGGTGGTGAATCAAAGCAAAGTTAGTGTCAAGATGGTTTTGTAATGTGTTATGAAGGAGGGCTACTCGAAAAAAGCGCCTAGACCTTCAAGTTTCACAGTTGATTCAACACCAGTCTCAGGATTTTTCACTTCAACTTCATGCTCTAGTCTAGGCATATCACTGAAGAATGATTGTAGTTTCATAAATTGATCACTCTTAAGACCTTCTAGAAACTCTACAACTTCTTTCTTGGT